ACGGTGACTTAATTGGCACAAACTGGGAAGAGTTAACATACGAAGCATCTGCAACAACACCTACATCAGATCCAGCCGCAGGCGATTTATGGTATGACACAACACTTGTTGCTGACATTATGGTTCATGATGGCACAACATGGAAAGGTTATCAAAACGTATCCACAGATTATCGTGGTTATGATTTAAGTCAAACAGATCCAGCAGGTCCAATTTTTGCAGCCGCAGAGCCTTTGACACAGTCAGATGCTACAGCACTTGTAAACGGTGACCTTTGGGTTGATACTTCAGATCTTGAAAACTATCCAAAGTTATATCGTTATCAGTCAAGTGCATGGGTATTAATTGATGGAACAGATCAAACATCATCAAACGGTATTTTGTTTGCTGATGCAAGATGGCAAACAGCAGCCGCCGCTAAAGTAAGTGGCACAGGTGCTGGAACCGCATCAAGCATTGCAGACCTATTAAGTGATGACTTCTTAGATCCAGATGCTCCAGATCCAGCATCCTATCCACGTGGTATGATGTTATGGAACACAAGACGTAGTGGTTATACAGTAAAAGAATATAGAGCAGACGAAGTAACAGTAGCAAAATATTCTTCAGGTAACCCACGTATGTCAAGTGAATCTGTTGCTACTTATTATCCAGATCGTTGGGCAAATAAGTCAGGCACAAACTCAAATGGTTCATTAAGCGCAGGCCGTAAGTCACAACGTGCAGTTATTGTCGCCGCAATGAAATCAGCAGTTGATGCCAATACAGATATTCGCGAAGAGCAACGTCAGTTTAACTTAATTGCAGCTCCAGGTTATCCAGAACTGCTATCTAATATGACTACACTAAACGTTGATAGAAAGGAAACAGCACACGTTATTGGCGATGCGCCGTTCCGTTTATCAGACAATGCCGCAAATATCCAAGCATGGAGTAAAAACTCAGCCGCCCCAGAAGACAACGGCGAAGATGGACTAGTAACTAACAATGAGTATATGTCAGTTTATTACCCATCAGGTTTTGCTAATGACTTGGCTGGTAACAGTGTTGTTGTTCCAGCATCCCATATGATTCTACGCACATTTGCTTATAATGATAGTGTAGGTTATCCATGGTTTGCAGCCGCTGGCACAAACAGAGGCAAGGTTTCAAATGCAACAGCAATTGGTTACATTGACAGCGTTGGTGAGTTTAACAGCATCGCAGTAAGAGAAGGACTACGTGACGTATTATATGCTGATAACATTAACCCAATTACATTTATTAATGGTAGTGGTTTAATGAACTTCGGTAACAAGACCCGCTCTTCCACTTCATCAGCAATTGATAGAGTTAACGTTTCAAGACTTGTGTCTTACATGAGACGTCAACTAGATCTTATCGCAAAACCATTTATTTTCGAACCAAATGATGAATTAACCCGTAATGAAATTAAGGGCGTAATTGATTCATTCTGTAACGAACTATTGGCTAAGCGAGCAATTGGTGATTACTTGGTAGTATGTGATGAGTCTAACAACACACCGGCTAGAATTGACCGTAACGAATTATACGTTGACGTAGCAATTGAGCCAATTAAGGCGTTAGAGTTCATCTATATCCCAGTAAGATTGAAGAATACAGGAGAAATAGCGGCTCTTTAGGGCTTAAACATTGATTAGGGGTGGTGAAAGCCACCCCTAACATGTAGATAAATATAATAAGAAATTAGGAGAATAATATGTCCGTAGCGTCATTAACAAAATTTACAGTTCCAATTAGTGGAGCTGGATCTCAGGGTACTTTTATGCCGAAAATGAAGTATCGCTTTAGAGCGATTATGGAAAACTTTGGCGTTACCACTCCAAGATCAGAGATTACAAAAAATGTAATGGATATCACTCGCCCAACAGCATCATTCGAAAGTCAAGTATTAGATGTTTACAACTCAAAGATCAATATCATTGGTAAACATACATGGGACCCCCTTACAATTAACTTGCGTGATGATATTAATGGTGAGATGACTCGTCGCGTAGGCGAGCAAATGCAGAAGCAGTTTGACTTTTTCGAGCAAATGAGTTCTGTATCTGGTGTTGATTACAAGTTTACATTAAAGTATGAAGTACTTGATGGTGGCAATGGTTCAACAGCACCTGGTGTTTTAGAAACTTGGGAACTTTATGGTTGCTATATTGAAAACGTAAACTATAACGATTTCAGTTACCAGTCAAGTGAACCAGCAACAATTACAATGTCAATTAAATACGATAACGCATTAAACACCCCAATTGGTGGTGGTATTGGTGCACCTGTAACAAGAGGAGCTGGTTCCGTAGCTACAGGCTAAGTAAATGGCATCGTATCTTAACAATTATTTGCGTGGTATTGGAGCCGGCGGTTTTATGAAGGACTACCGCCACGCAAGTAACCTTTATTCTGCAAGCAGTTATAGATTAGCACCTAAATTTAGGTTTCTCTATCATTGCGTTTTCATTTTAGACAACTCAGTTAGATTTCAAAACTATCAAGATGACGAAGTTGGATTTATGGTAAAGTCTGTTGATCTTCCTGGCATTAGTTTTGATATAGAGGAAATTAAACAGTATAACAGAAAATCATATAACTATACTGGTGTTGCATACAATCCTATTAGTGTTATTTTTCATGATGATAATGCAAATAACGTTAGAAACTTTCTAGCAAATGTTTATAATCATTATACATCAGATGGTACAAAAACTGACGGTGAGTATGCAGTTAGAACAGGTGGAATGAAAGATACATATTTAGAAGCAAGTTCAAGCGCAACATTAAGTTGGGGTTTGGATTCAGGGTTTTCTAAGCAAGGTAAAGGATTAATTAAAGAGATACAGATTATTTCTTTAAGTAAAGGTGTTGGTAGTCGTTATACATTAAAGAATCCTATTATAACACAATTTTCTCATGGATCTCATGACCAAAGTGATGGAGCAGGAGTTAAAGATAGTACAATTTCTGTAAGTTATGATGCGTATACATACGCAGATGTTAATATAGCACAAATTCCTAACTTTGGAATAGCATATGATCGACAAGTAGGATCAACATCATCAGGCCTAGGTCTTGATGCAAATGGAATTGTACAAAATTTGAGATCAGTATTAGATTCAGTTCCAGATAAAAACCCATATGATATTTTAAATACAGCAGTGCAAACAGCCGCACAAATAGAATCTTTTGATAATAGAAATTTAATTCAAAATGTTTTTGGCACTTCATTACCAAGCACGATAGACCAAGTAGCGAAGAACGTCAATAATGTATTTCCTACTGCTACTATTAAAAAAGCACAAGAAATAATCAAAGGAATTAAAGGATAATCCAATGCCAACATACACTAATTATTATAAAAATACCGCAGTGCCAGTTAATACCACATCGAGTGGAAAACCAAGCATTGATGAAAAAAGGCAACGATATTTTGACAACTACTATACTAAAGTTCAGTCGGTAGACCCGGCTCAGTTTGATATTGTTAATGGATTTTTAGAAGGAAGAAATTATTCCGAGTCTGTTAAGAGAAACTTGTCAATTTCTTTATTAGAGATTGCAAAAGAACAAGGACTATCCGTAACGGATTTAATTAATCAACTTAGTACAATAGAAGATACATTAAAACTAAACACACTTCTCTGTATTTTATTTAACACCACAAGAAACAGAACTAGCGTAATAGGCTTTAGCCAAAGCAATAAAGTAATTAGTACAGTACAAAGAACAATACTGGCTTAGATCATGGCAAAGTATGCCCAAGGGAAGTTCATTCCAAAAAACTACAAAAAATATGTAGGAAAAGGATCACCAACTTATAGAAGCGGATGGGAATTTGCCTTTATGAAGTTTTGTGATAATCACCCATCTGTTACAGAGTGGGCAAGTGAGCCGATGAGAATACCTTATCGTAATCCACTCACAGGAAAGCAAACAACATATGTGCCTGATTTTTTAATTGTTTACCAAGGGAGTGCTGGTAAACGACAAGCAGAATTAATAGAAGTAAAACCAAAAAGCCAAACTCTAATGGAACGAGCAGGAAAAAGTAAGTATAATCAAGCGCACGTAGCAGTTAACCACGCTAAATGGGAAGCGGCTTATAAATGGTGTAAGCAACAAGGTATACGTTTTCGCATTGTTACCGAGGACGATATTTTTCACCAAGGTGGCAAAAAGAAATAAGTATATACACTACTTAAAAAACTAAAGTGTTACTTAAAAATCTAAACTATATTTTTGTCTGTTATCCACACGGCGGAGGCGGCGAATTCCTATCATACATTATAAGCAAAGCACCAGAGTGTAATACACTAGTGCGACGTAAGGTTGGCAATCGCACAAAAGTACACGATATTTTTAACCAGCATATGCTTAGAATGGATTTTAGTATTGATCGGTGTTTTAGTGATTACGGCGACAACGGTGATTTGTCAATGATAGATCCAAACAAGCACGTTATAGTTCCAACACACTACAGAGAAAGCACAATAGGAAAGTATTTTAATAATTATAAAATTATTAATATTTT